GCTCTTGTAGAAAATGGAGTTATACCTTCGTTGGAAAGCCCTAACCTTAAGATGTATATGGATCCTTTTATGGATATGAAGTTTACAAACTTAGCAAGGACTGCTCTTTATGAGAATGGTGTCATAGGAATTAAACTTAATTACTTTTATTTTGATGATGAAGACACTATGGCAACACTTGTTCATGAGTTATCACATGCTGTAATGTATACCTTTGACAGAATTGGTATGCCTCATAATTCAGATACTGATGAGGCATACAGTTATCTTCTAGGATTTTTAATGAAGAAGTTTATTGAGAACATGCGATAACCACTATCTTTATAGTATGGCCAAAACAAATATTGAAAAGACCCCACCAAAAGGGGAGATAAAGTTTTCAATAACTTTATCCGAGGAGCAGAAAAGAGCTAAAGAACTGATTATCAGTACGCCATACAATTTCTTGATAGGGTATGCTGGTAGTGGTAAAACTTTGGTTGCTGTACAAATTGCCCTAGACTTGTACTTTAAGAGGCAAGTAAACAAGATTATCATAACTAGACCTACAGTTTCTACTGAAGACAATGGATTTCTTCCTGGTTCTGAAAAAGAAAAGATGGAACCCTGGTTGGTACCAATTAAGTCTAATATGAGGAAGGTCTATGATAAACCAGACATCCTCAATAAAATGGAAGAGGAGGGTAACATAGAACTTGTATCTCTTAGTCACTTTAGAGGTAGAACATTTGAAAATGCTGTATGTATTATAGATGAGTTCCAGAACTTAACTAAGGCTCAGCTTCAAATGTGTGTAGGTAGACTAGGTAAGAACTCTATTATGATTTTTACTGGAGACATGCAGCAGATTGACCTTAAGATTAAAAGTGACTCTGCTATTCATGATATACCTAAAATTGAAAAATCAGGATTTGTGAATAAGATAGTTCTTACAGAGAATCATAGACATGAGGCTCTAAATGAAATACTTAAATTACTAAATGAGTACTGAAATCTACGAACATATACCCACTTGTGAAAATGGAGAATGGAGCTACACAGACTTTGAAAGTAGGAAAGATTTTTATTCTTTCTGCAGATCAATTTTCAAACAACCAGGGGAATATGCCTTTGATGAAGTATCTAAGCTGTTTAATGAACAAGCACGACTGTTTAATAAAAACGGAATTTATTGCACAGCACCAGCTGGAACTAAAGACTTTATAAAATACTGGGATACAGAAAAAGAAAAGTGTAGAAAAGGAGTAATCTTTAAATCTGGTACCAATTCTTGGTATATCACAAGAGATTACTACATGTGGTTAAACTTCTTGCCAATCTTTAATAAGGAGACACAGAGATATGGATTTGCTGATGTAAGAGATGCTCAGTATCACATGGCTCTATATGAGATACTAGCTGAGCTAGATTATAAGCACTGTGCTATCTTAAAGAAGCGTCAGATTGCTAGCTCATATTTCCATTGTGGCAAACTGATAAATCAGATCTGGTTTGAGGAAGGGGTTACCCTAAAAATGGGGGCTAGTCTTAAAGACTACATTAATGAAAAGGGTAGCTGGAAGTTCTTGAATGAATATGAGTCATTCTTGAATAAACATACAGCTTGGTACAGACCTATGAATCCCAACAAAACAATGTTCTGGCAACAGAAGATTGAGATTGCAAACTTTGTAGGAGGACAAAAAAGAAAGACTGAGATAGGTCTTAAAGGTGTAATACAAGCAATGTCCTTTGAGAAAAGTCCTACTACGGGTGTGGGTGGTCCTACTAAATACTTCTTTCATGAAGAAGCTGGTATTGCTCCTAGAATGAATCAGACCTATGAATATCTAAGACCTGCACTTAGATCTGGTATGATAACTACAGGTACATTTATAGCTGCTGGTTCTGTCGGTGATCTTAGTCAGTGTGAGCCTTTGAAAAAACTGATCATGCACCCAGAGGCTAATGATATCTATTCTGTATTTTCTGATCTTATAGATGACAAAGGGACTATTGGTACAACGGGGTTGTTTATTCCTGAACAGTGGTCTATGCCTCCATATGTAGACAAGTATGGAAACTCTCAGGTTAAGGAAGCTTTGGAAGCACTTGATGAGCAGTTTGATAAATGGAAAAAAGAACTAGATCCACAGGAATATCAACTACGTATATCACAGCATCCAAGAAATGTAAAAGAAGCATTTGACTATAGAACAGTTTCTTTATTCCCGAGTCACCTCATTACTGCTCAGATGCAGAGAATTGAAGAGAAGGAATACCCTTATGAATTCTTGGATATATCAAGGGATGCCAAAGGTGAGATAGCTGTAGAGGTAACTAATAAGTTACCTATTAGAGAATTCCCAATAACTAAAAATACAGAAGACAAAACAGGTGTCCTTGTAGTATGGGAAAGACCAGAAAAAGATGCTGAGTTTGGAACCTACTATGCATCTGTTGACCCGGTAGGAGAAGGTAAAACAACTACCTCAGAATCTCTATGCTCTATCTATATTTATAAAAGACCAGTTGAGGTTACTAAGAATAATGGCTCTGAGATACAGACATACATAGAACCAGACAAAATTGTAGCTGCCTGGTGCGGTAGATTTGATGATATTAATAAAACTCATGAGCGCCTAGAGCTTATAATTGAATGGTATAATGCCTGGACCATAGTAGAAAATAACATATCACAGTTTATTAACTACATGATTTATAAGAAAAAACAGAAGTACCTTGTGCCCAGATCACAGATTCTTTTCCTTAAAGATATTGGTGCCAATGCTAATGTTTATCAGGATTATGGGTGGAGAAACACGGGTACTTTATTTAAAAGCCATATGCTCAGTTATGCTATAGAATTCTTAAAAGAAGAACTAGATGCAGATGTTAAAGCTGATGGCACAATAGTCAGGACACAATATGGTGTTGAGAGGATTCCGGACCCTATGTTACTGAAAGAAATGATGGCCTATAGAGATGGTGTAAACGTGGATAGATTAGTTAGCTTTGCTGCACTAGTTGCATTTGCTAAAGTTCAGCAGGCTAACAGAGGATATAGAAAAAGATACGAGGAAACCTCTAATGTAAAAAAGTTGGATAACTCCAATAAATTCAGTAAATTAGTTAGGAGCCCCTTCCGTCACATAGGCGGGAAGGGTTCTGGCTTTGATGGAATGAAAGTTCCTAAACAACCATTTAGAAATTTAAGATAATATGCAAATATATAATGCCCTACAGGCTAAAGCTGGTGCTAAGACAGAGTACAACAAAATGGGTACTCTCAATCAGCCTATTCAGTTTTTACCAAGATCTAAGAAGGACAAAGATTGGGCTGCTTGGTGTTTAGATTGGCTTGAGTGGCAAGGTCTAAAGATGGTGCGTAGAAATGCCAGAAGATTGATGAAAAATTATAAGCTGGCTAAGGGCATCATAGATAGAACAGATTATGTAATTGAGGAGGATAACGAGTATGCTGATTTGATTGATACTCTTACAAAAGAAGATGCATCAGCATTAGAACTAAAGTTCTATCCTATTATTCCAAATGTAATTAATACACTTACTGCTGAGTTTGCTAAAAGATCTACGCGAGTAACATATTCTGCCGTTGATGAGTATTCATACAATGAAATGTTGGAACTAAAAAGATCTCAGGTAGAGCAAGTACTTGTATTTGAGGCTAGACAGAAGGTAAATATGAGGATGATGGAGATGGGTGTAGATCCTGAATCTGAAGAATTTCAGCAGGCTACATCTCCAGAAAGTCTTAAATCTCTTCCTGAAATTGAAGCATTCTTTCAAAAGGACTACCGTTCTATGGTAGAGCAATGGGCTGAGCACCAGCACAGGGTAGATGTTGAAAGATTTGGGATGGATGAGTTAGAAGAAAGAGGATTTAGAGATTTGCTTATTACTGATAGAGAGTTTTGGCATTTTAAAATGATGGAGGACGACTATGAGGTAGAACTCTGGAATCCGGTTATGACCTTCTATCAAAAGTCACCAGATAGAAGATATATATCAGACTCAAACTGGGTCGGTAAATATGATATGATGACTGTAGCTGATGTCATTGACAAGTATGGTTGGTTGATGACTGAGGAGCAGATGGCATCTATAGAGCTTATCTATCCTGTAAGATCTGCAGGTTATCCTATCCAGGGTTACCAAAATGATGGTAGCTACTATGATGGTACTAAGTCACATGAGTGGAATACTAACATGCCATCACTTGGTTACAGACAGTTTACCTCTATGTGGGATAGTGCTGTATATGGTGGTGATATTGTAAACTGGATCATGATGGAGAATGAAGACTACCTAGATATGGGTATGTCTAACCTTCTCCGTGTTACTACTGTATACTGGAAGTCACAAAGAAAAGTAGGTCATCTTACCCGAATTACAGAGGCAGGTGAGGTGATAACAATGATTGTTGATGAAGACTATAAGGTAACAGAAAAGCCTGAGTATGCTACTACGCTTCAAGCAAATAAGAATAAATACAATCTTGTATTTGGTGAGCATATTGACTGGATCTGGATTAACCAAGTTTGGGGTGGTGTAAAGGTTGGTCCTAACAGACCTACATTCTGGGGTACTAATAATCCGGGTGGTATTACGCCTATCTATTTGGGTATAAACCAAAACCATATTGGGCCACTTAAATTCCAGTTTAAAGGAGACAATTCTCTTTATGGTTGCAAGCTTCCTGTAGAAGGTTCTATTTTCTCAGATAGAAATACCTACTCACGGTCACTAGTTGATCTAATGAAACCATTCCAGATTGCTTACAATATTGTAAATAATCAAATTGCCGATATTCTTGTAGATGAACTTGGTACAGTAATCATGCTTGACCAGAACTCTTTACCTAGACACTCACTGGGAGAAGATTGGGGAAAGGGCAACTTTGCTAAGGCATACGTAGCGATGAAAAACTTCCAGATGTTACCTCTGGATACTTCTATTACTAATACTTAAAATGCTCTAAACTTTAACCATTTCCAGAAACTGGACATGTCACAGATTTCTCT